GCTGCTGTGGCAGTGCCCTGCTCGGATTCGTCCTTCTCTGACTCCCACCCCTGAGAAACCTTGTACTGCGCAAGGTACATCGCCGTGCGCCGCGCGTCAGGTGGATCGTCGAACCGTGACAGCAACAGGCCCCCGCCAGTAGGGGACTGGCGGGGGCCCGGTGTAGCAACTCGCATCCACGGTAACGCGAAACGAAGATCAGTGATGGTAAATCGCCCAATTCGCGAGCCACCCGGCTGTCACGCCGAGGACCGCGGAGGCGCCGGCGTACATCGCGATCCGGTCTTCGAGCTTGCGCAGCCGGCTTTCGGCGTTGTCCGGCATGTCGTTTTCCAGCTTGCGCAGCCGGACCTCGTGGTCTGTCTGCGTGCCGGTGAACGTGTCGATCTTGCCGATCAGCTGCTGAACTGCGTGATGCGTATCTTCGACCTTTTGGTAGACCTGGATCGGCGTGATGACGACCGAGCCCTCTGGGATCGGCATAGTCATGAGCTCACGCCAGCACGTCGAGGCCGACCGGCACGCCGTCGGTCTGCAAAATGAGCGAGACCTTGTTGGTGTCGGGCGGCATCGAGATGCTCACCGCGCCACCCTTGGCGCTGACCGTGTGCTCGGTGACCGTCCAGGCGCCGGCCTTGAAGCTGTAGATGGCTACGCGCACCGTGGCATCGCCGAAGTCGCTGGCGAGCAGCATCGTGGACGTCCCGCCGAGCGCGGCCGCGGGGTTAGTGAAGACCACCGGCTTGTTGTACGGCAGATCGACGTGCATATTGTTCCTCCTGGTGGCCTTGGCCGGCGGGTCCGCGGCCGCTTGGGTGTCCCACAGCACTGCTGCGGCTGAGACCGTGTCGTCGTCCCAGTTCTGCTCGAAAGCCCACTGGGTGAGCAGCGTGCCGGGGTACAGGTGTGCCGAGCCGGTCAGGTCGGCAGGGAAGTAGCCGCCGCTGGGCTTGGGGTTCTGAAACAGCGTGCTCTTGCTGCCGTAGAGGGCGACCTTGTTGCCTGCCGCGACCATCACGCCGTCGAAGTCGGTCACGAACTTGGCGTCGACCGCCATCTCATAATCGAGTACGACGAGGATGCCGTGCGGCGCGCCCACCGAGTCCAGGTAAGCCAGGAACTCGCGTGCTTCCGCGGCGCCGTCGCGGCCGGCCGGGTTGTCCCGGGTCCAGATGGGGATCCGGAACCGCGCGTGCTGCCCGTTCCAGTCGGCCAGCGACCACACGTTCGGAGTGTCGCCCCCGCCGTAGCCCATCACCACCTGATCACCGGACGGAGGGCTGCCGGGTGCCCATGCGGCGTCGTAGCCGCCGAGCGTCGGATTCGTCATCGGCTCGCTCCTTCTGCCGGTTGCGCCGGCTGATGCGTGGCGGCTGCCGGTGACGCGGCATTCGCGACGTCGACCGCGCTGGGGTGGTCGTCGGGGTGGTGTCTGCGGCACACGGTCCAGGTGGTGCCTTCGACCGGGTGGCGTCCGATGCGCCAGCAGCGTTTGGTGTGGCAGTTGTGCTTACGCAGCAGGGTGACCGGGGTCGCGAGCAGCGCCAGGTCGCCGCCGACGCCGGACCAGAACCCGTACCAGCGTCCGGAGACGTCGTCGACGCCGAGGACGTGCAGCAGTCCGTTCAGCACCGCGCACCACCTCCTGTCTTCGAACACCAGTTCGGACACCATGGTGCCCGACGAGAGGGCGCGGGCGCGAGTGTGCGGGTCATGAGATGGTCAGCGGCCGCGTGGTCGCACCCACCACGACGGTGGTGGGCCCGGTCTCGGGGATCAGGTAGCTGGACAGGTCGGTCCAGTTGCCGTTGATGTCCCGGTAGTTGATCCCGGAGCCGGCGGCGACGGGCCAGTCCAGCTCGACGCAGCGCAGCAGGATCGGGTTGAAGACCTCGCCTCGCAGCCTCACCTCCTGGGTGAGGTCGACCAGGCCTGAGTCTGGATCCTGCACCCACACGTAGTCCCCTACCGCGATGGTGCCCTTCACGTCGTACTCGTCGGTGGACAGCTGCAGCTGGTTGCGGGGCGAGTTGTAGAGCGCCAGCTGCGCGGCGGCCGCCGCGCCCGCGTTCGCCGCCGCGGTGTTCAGCTGGGTGGCGACCCTCGTGAGCTTGACGGTGTTGCCGTGCAGGTCCTTGTACGGCACCGAGGCGGCGTTCGCCGAACCCGCGGTCGGCGTCGATCCGGCCAGAACGATGCTGCGCGTGGTGTAGTCGATGACATCGGCGGCGTTCTGGAAGGTGCCCTTCATCGCCCGTAGCGCGATGTCAGGGCCCGAGTAGCGGCGCACGATCGCCGCCACCGGCGAGGTGACGTACAGCTCGGAGACGAGGCCGGCATCCAAAGTGGCGTCGCCGTTCACGCGCCACTCCGCGGCCGCGGTACCGGTGCCCCCCATCAGCGAGCACACGCTGTTGAGGACGGTGCGCGGGGAAACCCACTGATACGACTGGGTCAGTGTGCCGGGCACCGCGCTGGAGATGAACCCCGCGGTCACCGCTCCGGACGACGGCAGCGCGGAGGTGACCGCGCTGTGGAAGCTCGCGGCCGACAGCGACAGCGCGGTCTCGAACACGCTGCCCTTGTCCTGCGAGTCCCCCAGCCAGAACCCCATCCCGAACCCGGACAGTTTCACCGGCATCGTGCGGTCGGTCCTGGTGATGCCCGTCAGGACGCCGACATAGCGTGCCGGTTTGAGCAGGCCGTCTCCCTCCAGGGCCGGGTTGACGCGTCCGGCGGTGATCGCGACGTGCCCGAAGTATCCGATCGCGTCGAGGATGTAGCGCGGGGTGTCGGGGCGCAGCTGCACCGACCACTGCCCCAGCGCCATGGAGACCTCTGTCACAGCCACGCCGGGCCTACCTTCGCACCGCGTACACGGTCTCGCCGCGCCGCCCCAGATACTGCGCCATCAGCGCGCTGGCGGTGTCCAGGGCGTTGGCGCCCGCGCCGCCGGCTACCGACCCGACGTAGGCGTCCATCGTCGCGGCGGTCACGGACAGGCCGGCCGGGTTCGTCGACGCCGTTGCGGTGTGCGCCGAGCCGATCGTGAACATGTTGCCGTCGGAGTCGGTCGTCGTCGCGGTCACGGTGCCCGCGGACGAGCCGCTGCCGACGGTGCCGGCCTCCGAGTCGTGGCGCACGATCTGGATCGTGTTGGATGCGGCGGCGTTCACGTAGAACTCGACGAACCGGGATCCGCGGCGCAGGGTCAGGTCGACCAGCACCCGTGTGCCGCCCGAGTCGGCCACCAGGCGCACGATGACGGTCTCGTAGTCGTTGCGCAGCACGTTCACCGACGACCACGGGGCGCCGATGAGCGAGCCGCCGTAGTTGATGTCCCAGTGTTTGACGCGCCACGCGCCGCCGGTCCACACGTTCACGTCCAGGATGTTGCCGCCGGTGCCGGGCGTCACCTGTGTCACGCCGTTGGTCAGCGTCCAGCTCGTGACGCTGCTGACCGCGAAGTTGATCCCGGAGCGTTCCAGGCCTGAGGAGTCCAGGAACCGGCAGCGGCCGTTGCCGTATCTCCCGACGGCGCAGCCCCACCGGGCGGTGGTCGGCGGTGTCGAGCCCAGGTTCCCGGGCACCCACACGCGCTGGTTGGTGCCGTCCGAGCACGGCCGGTTAACCGATGGGACCGTGGGCGTGCCGAGCCCGTAGAACGCGTAGTGGCCGCCCGGGGGGCTGTTCCATTGCGACCCGGTCAGCGCGAGCGTCGTGTTGACCGTGCTCGGCCCGGTCAGGCGGGACTCGAAGTCCACCTCGAGGTCCGCCCCGACACGCTGCAGGTCGACCTGCCAGTCGTTGGTGATGACCTCGCCGTTCCAGTTCTGCAGCGTGTCCTGCGCGCCGTAGACGCTGTAGTAGCCGTTGCGGTCGGACTTGTCGCCGAACACCACCGGGATCAGGTACTGGCCGCCCACCATGCCCTGCAGGTCGTCGTGCAGCGCTGCCATCTGAGCGCTGGTGGACAGCGGATAGGCCTCCTGCCCGACGACGTGCAACAGCCGCCCGCTGTAGGACAGGGTCGGGACGCTGGACTGGTCGACGGCCGGATTCTGGGGCAGCTCGGTGAGCAGCAGCCGCCCGAGTTGCACGGTAGAGAAGGACATCGCGGTTACCTCAGGCTCGTTCCGGTCAGGCCCCGCTCGACCTGGTTGAGCGCGTCCTTCAGGTTCAGGACCATGCGCCGCGCCGCGATCGACATGCTGTTGGGGTCGGTCAGGTCGACGATGCCTGTGATCGGGATCGTCAGGTTCTGGATTGTCACGCTGCCCGCCGGCGAGCGCACGCTCGTCGCGTCGCCGCCGACCCGCCGGATCTCGTTGTTCGGGATGACCGTGCCGGCGCGCGCGAACTGCACGATCTCAGGGCCCTTCTCGCCGACGAGCGAGTACTCCCCGGCCTGTACGTCTCCGCCCTCGGCGTTGGCGCCCAGCGCGCGGCCGCCGCCGACGCCGTAGATCTGCACGGTGCCGCTGGAGGAGTCGATCCTCTGGATCAGCCCGTTGAGGGCCTGTAGCGCTGGGCTGGTGTTCGCGGTGAACGTGATCTGCTTGACCGTCGGCACGCCGTAGAGATCCATGTTGAGCTGCTGGATCTGTTTGTCGCTGAACCCGGACTTCTTCGCCAGGTCGTCGATCGCCTGCGCGCCTTTTTGCAGCGACGCGGTCGCCTCATCCGAGCTGCCGCCTTGCTTGATCAAAGCTTCGGCGACGTTCTCGTTGGCGGTGGCCAGCTGGTTGAGCAGCGTGAAGTTCTTCGCCCCGGCCTCGGTGTTCAGGTCGATCGCGTTCTTGCCGTGGGTGAGCTCCTTGGCGGCGTTAGAGACCTGCTCGGTGAAGGTCGCCTGTGCTTGGGAGTAGCTGGCGTATTTGCCGTAGAGCGCGTCCTCGGCCTGCTTGAACGCGTTCGCGGCTCCGGTCGCCAGGCTGTAGTCGCCGACGGCCTCGCTGATCCGGTCGTTGAGGGACTGCTGGGTCTCGATGAACGAGAGCGCGGCCACGACGTTGCTGCCGAGAGTGTTGGCCTGCGCGGTGAGTTTCTCCTGCTGGGTGACGATCGCCTGGGTCAGGACGTCCGTCTCGCTCAGCGCGTTTGCCGTTTCGTCGGCGTAGTCCGCGGTGGCGCCCGCCGCCGAGGTGGTGGAGGTCTTCACGAGGTCCGCCGCGGCGGCGAATTTCGGCAGTTTCTGCGCTGCCTCGTCGGCGCTGAGCCCGAGCTGCTTGGTCAGGTCCGTGTATTCCTTGGTCGCCGCGCTCGGGTCGCTTTTGTAGACGTTGACCAGTGCTTGGTCGAGCTGGTCGAACGCGCCGCTGGCCACCGCGCCGTCGTCCTTGAGCTGGTGCATGAGCTGGGCGGTGTGATCGAGCTGGGTTTGCACGTCTTTGTTCCCGGACGCGGCCTGCTCGAGGCTTTTCGTCAGCGTGTCGACGCTCTTGCCGAGCTCAAGCGTGTGGCTGTTCGCGGCAGGCGTCAGGTCCGTCCAGTTCGCCGTCTGGGTCGCAGAGGCGGCCACGCCCAGGGCGAGCAGCCCCACCGGTCCCGCGGCGACGTCGGCGGCCGTGCCGAGCCCCTCCATCGCGGTCGCGAGGACGCCGGTCTCACCGGTCAGGGCGATCTCGCCGGCCGCGGCCTGCTTGAGGAACTCGACGAAGCTGGTCCCTTCGGCGACGATCCCCGCCAGGGAAGCGATCTTGAACGCGGCGAACAGCGCCACCGCGGCGTCAGCCGCCACCCGGATGTCTCCGGGCGGAAACGCCTTGACCACGCTGGTGAGCCCGTCCGCGACGGGCACCGCGACGGTCTCGATGTCATGTAGGGCGGGGCCGAGCCCGTTGGACAGGGAACCGGTGATCTGCCCGACGTCGCCGAGCAGATGCTCCACCACGGTGATCAGGGCGTCCAGGCCGGTCGCGCCGCCCAGAGCGCCGGAGCCGAGCCCGGAGAAGAACTCTGAGACGCCGGTGCCGAGCTTGCCGAAGTCCTGCGCGAGCACCCCGGAGAACGGCACGGCCTCACGAAGCCCGGTGACCAGGCCCGGCAGTGCGTTCTCGACCAGCTGCGTGACCCCACTGGCCATCTGCGTCGCCTCGGGAGCCACCGCGGCGAACAGGTCCCGCAACTCGGGCTTGGTCTTCTCTACCCCCCGGTCGAGGATGTCGATCGACTCCGCCAGCGCCGGCACGAGCGGAGCAGTGGCCTGACGGATCGCGCTAGACGCGTCACCTGCGAGTTTGGTGTAGTTGCTGGTCAGCTCCGCGTTGTTCTTCTGCACCAGCGCGCCGGCCGCGACCACGGCGGTGGCGACCGCGGCCAGCACCAGGCCCGGGCCGGCCGTAGCGGCGCCGGCGAACGCGCCGAGCAGCAGAGGCGAGAGGCCGCCGAACGAGTCCTGCGCGGCCTTCGCGTCGACCTTGACCTTGATCTTGTTGTTCTCTTCGACGAGGTCGACGCCGGCTTTCACATCAGCGTCCAGTTCCTCGACCGCGTCGTTGCGCAGGCCCATGCCGACATCGGCGGTCAGGTGCTCGGTGGCCAGGGCGATCGCCGCGTCCAGGTCGCCGCGCAGCTCTTCAGGGCCCTCGTTGCGCACGCCGACGCCGACTTGCGCCTCGACCTTGGCCGCGGCCTCGTCGACGATGCGGCGCAGCCCGATCTCGAAGCCGTCGTCCTCGGGGGTGACGGCCACATAGGCGCTAGCGATCTTGAACGCCATCGGGCCTCCTAGTCAGGTCGAACTTGGTGCGCGCGATCCCGGCGACGGCGCGGGGGTTCTGGGCGAGCCACTGGCCGGCTTTCATCTCCTGCGGCCCGGATGCCGCGGCGCTGGTCTTCTTCGCGTGCTGGGCGCGGAAACGCACCTGCATGACGCCCTGGTAGGCGCCGATGCGGTGCGCGAGGGCGAAGGCGCGCGGCGCCGGCATGCGCTCGATCTCGTCGACCGGGATGTGATGGATCGCTGAGAAGTCCGAGCGCAGGTCCTCCAGGTAGTAGTCCACCCACAGGACCTGCCGGAGCCGCCGCGTCAGTTTCCCTCGCCGTCGACCTCCGCCTCGAGCGGCCCGAACACCTTCTCGGTGAGGATCTTGCCGATGGTGTCCCATTCGGCGCGGGTCATCGTTGCGTCGCCGAGCAGCGCGTGCAGGGCGTGCGAGCCGCACAGCTCTCGCACCAGCAGCATCCGCTTGGCGTCTTCGTCCGGTTGCACGCGCAGCAGCGTCGTGAGCGTCAGCGCGTCCCCGAGCGGGACGCTCGCCGGCATCGTGTATTCGACGTCGTCGACGCTGAACAGCGCCTCGCGCGGCGCCACCGCCGACCGCTTCTTGAGCTGCACCGGAGCGGTCGACTTCGGCTTGCTGCTCTTCGACCTGGCGGGGTTGGACCGGGCGGCGCTCATGCGGTCTGGTCCATGCTGATCCACGGGTCGATGCTGTTCGACACGTAGTACATCTTGCAGCTCAGGCCCCAGACCAGCTGCTTGGTCGGGTCGCCGTTGTTGACCATCTTCGGCTGGTTGAGGATTTTACGGAAGATCACCCGGCGCCTGGCGGCCGCGCCCGAGCTGAGCAGCGGCGCCCAGCCGTCGAGCAGGATCGCGTTGTAGGTCAGCGGCGTGGCCGCGTTCGGCTGTCCCGCGGTGTAGGTCGTGATGCCGGTGCCGACGGTGGTCGTGCCGATGTTGTTCAGCGCGATCGCCATCAGAGCCAGGGTCGGTTCGGCTGCGTTGAAGACCACGACACCGCTGCGTCCGGTGACGCGGCCGCCGACCGGGTCGATGACCTGGTCCATGGACAGGTCGGTGATCGTGTGGTCGATCTCCCACGAGATGCCGCCCTGGCTGCCGCCCTGGAAGGTCCAGCCGGCGCCGGGGTCGGCGATCAGCGCGGCGTTGGTCTGGGCGGGTTCGGTCACGCCGAACGCGCCGGCCCAGGCGTTGAACGGCCCCATGATCGCGTTGTTGGGGTTGATGGCGGCGGTCATGTCAGAACACCACTCCCGGGAGTTGGAGCAGCACGGCGGTGACGGTGGCCACGCTGCTGAAGTCGATGTTGAGGTTGCCGGAGGCGTCGTTGTAGTAGCGGTCGAACGGGCCGAGGAACTGCGGGGTCGTGTTCGACACGGGCAGCGCGGTCGGGCCGTCGGAGGCGACCGCGTGGCCGCCCACCGTGGTGCCGACGTTGACGGTGTAGTTGCTCGCGGTGGCGCCGTTGATGATCGCTAGGACCTCGCGGCCGGTGTTCTGCCAGGAGACGCCGGTGAAACCGGTCAGCGCCGCGTAGGTGGGGTTCAGCAGCACTGCTTTGCTGAACTGGACGGGGGTCAGGGGTTGGCGGGCCACGTGTCAGCTCTCCTTCGCCCCGGCAGCGGGCGTCGCCGGCGGGGTGGTGGGCGCGGTGGGCTTGGCCGCAGGCGCCGCGGCCGTCGACGGGGTGGTGATGCGCGGTGGGTCCAGCGGGCCGATGGGGTCGGAGTCGAGCAGCTCCTGCAGGTCCTGCTCGCTGCCCTTCCACAGCAGGCCCTGCGCGTCGAGGACCTGTGCCTCCTGGTCGGAGACCTCGACTAGGTCGCGGGGCTGGAAGACGTGCCTGATCTTCTGGGTCATTGGTAACGCTCCTGGTAGAGGGCGGGCCGAAGGTACGGCTCTTCGGGTTGGTTGGCGTGGCGGATGTGTTCGCGCACGGTCGTGGTGCCGCCGGACGGGGTGCGCCGCTCGTGCTCGGTGACGATTTCCTCGCCGTGGAAGCCGAGCTCGACCGCGGCGGCGTACTCGACGTCGCCGTCCTCGTCGGGGAAGGAGCCGACCTGTAGCTCGGGCGGGGCGCCGTCGCGGTAGTTGACCTCGTGGTCGAGCGAGTCGTGCAGCCGGCTGGTGTCGATCGGCACGTACCGTCGGGCGTCCTCGACCATGTCCGGGCCGAGCTGAACGTCGAAGAACACGGCCTCGGCTTCGCGCAGGTGTCCCTGCCAGCCGTCTTCCATCTCGACGCGTACGACGGTGCTCACAGCGCCACCCCGGTCCAGTGCATCTGCAGGTCGAACTGGTAGCGGGCGTATGCGCTGTCGTCGCCGCCGAGCCGCTTCGGATCGTTGAGCAGGTAGACCGAGCGCACCGCGGCGTGCTCATAACCGGACGGGAGCGCGACCAGCTGCGGGGCTTGCTGGGCGGTGAAGCAGGCGCCGCGGATGCGTTCGGCGAGCTGGTTGGCCTGGTCCCACGGCGGGAACCGGCCGCCGGGGTTGACCGCGGTGCACTTGCAGCCGATGACCGGGGACTTGAGCGGCATGTAAGGGCTGGAGGAGCCGCCGACGACGGTGATCTGAACGAATCCGGTGTCTTTCCAGCTGGACTGGTCGCCGGGCAGCTTGGAGCCGACGCCGCCGACCTGGTTCAGGACCGTTTGGATCCACGCGGAGGCGACCAGTTCGTTGTTGGGAAGCAGCAGTGTCGCGCTCATCGCCGGCCCCCGATCGCGGGGCCGCGGCGGCGCGTGACGGCGCGCGTGGTCGTGTGCATCGTGCTGCCTCCTGCCTCTGCGGCTCGGTGGTGGTGCGCTGGTGCGGCTGGCTGGTCTGCCCGGCCATAAGGCGCCGCAGTGGTGCGGGTGGTACTGCTAGACGCTCTTGCGGTTCGGTTTGGCGCCTTTGCCGATCGAGGGGAACTTCGCGGCGACGCGGCGCTTGATCTGGTCCTGCTGCGCGGGTGTCGCGTTCTGCGCGGCCCGGGACAGGGCGTTGCGGGCGTGCGCCGGGTCGTCGATGCGGTATTTCTTCTGCGCCGGCAGGCCGAAGTCGGACGCGGGCATCTGCGCTCGGCCCTTCTTCGTGTTGCGCTTGGCGTTGGTCGCCGCCGACAGCTTCGACCGGTTCGATTTCGCGGCCACGGTGATCACTCCTCTCGTGCTCAGGTGGTCAGGGACAGGTCGAAGGAAAGGTCCTGCGACCAGAACGGGTTAGCCTGCTGATACAGGTTCTCGACGATGTAGACCGTCCCCGTGGCGTCGCGCAGCCGGTCCCCCTTGCGCACGTCCAGGCCCCGGTTCATCCGGCCCTTGAAATAGCGCACGATGCGGTCTTCGCTGTCCTTGGGCTGATGCGGCCGCTGGCGCTGCTCGATGATCGACGCGGGCAGCCCGGTCATGCCGGGCACGACGGTGTCGGCGTCGATCTCGTCGCCGTACGCGTTGGTCGTGGTGCCGCGCAGCACGTCCACGGTCGTGGTGGGGGTGGCGATCATAGGTTGTTCCAGGGCACGGAGGAGCCGGCGGTGACGCCGACCTTGGTGAGCCGGTTCTTCTGGAACGCGCTGTTGAAGCGGATGGTCCCGTTGCTGCCGCGGAACAGGTTGCTCAGGAACCGCATCGCGATCGGCGAGTAGATCGCCACCGACTGGGTCGAGCCCCGGAAGGTGATCGACAGGCCGTCCTGGCTGATCGACTGCACGTCCATCATCGTCTTCAGCTCAGGGTGCGCATTCACATACAAGGCCTGCCACGCGGTCGCGCGGGTCAGCCAGTAGAAGTCGCGCTTGGTGGAGTCGGCCGGCCGCCACACGCGGCGCACCAGGGCCTCCATCAGCTGCTGGGCAACCGTGACGTCGATCTGCTCGACGGTGCCTCCGGTGAACGCGAGGACGTCCGCGACCGAGCACCAGGCCCCGGCGCCGCCCGAGGGTGAGACGTCGAAGAACTCTTGCGAGGACTCGGCCGTGCCGCTGACGGTCGCGGCCCACACGACGCTGAGGGTGTCCTGGCCCTGGTCCGCGGGGATCGGCCAGGTGAACAGGTACTGGCCGACGCCGATGTGCGCGATCCCGTACGGCGTCGGGGCGAGCAGCGCGGCGCCGGCGGAGTCGTACACGGCGACGGTGACGGGGTTGGCGTCGCCGGTGAAGATCGCCTCGAAGGTGGCGCCGGTGCCGGGTAGGTAGGTCGTCATCGCGGGTCCCCTCGGTCGGGGAAGTACGGGGCGCAGCCAGCGCACGGCTCGCTGTAGGACACAGCTGTCGGGGCGCCGTCGCCGCGGTGGTCCAGGGCTGGGTAGTCGCGGTTGATGCGGTGCTCGGCGTGGACTGCGGCGTGCTGGTGCATGCGCCACAGGATCGTGCCCGCGGGATGGTCGACGCCGCCGGTATCCGGGTCGAGCAGGTCCTCGTCGGTGTCGCACGAGATGACGGTGCACTCGCCGTGGGCCTCGTCGGCGCATGCCTCGATGTGCTGGGTGAAGGTCATGCTGTCGCCATCCAGAGGACAGTTCCGCCGCCGTTCGCGGCGCCGGCGGTCGCGGGCAACGGGTGCGCGCTGCCCTGGTTGGCGGCGACGCCGGAGGAGATGTTGCTCTGCGGCGCGCTGCGCTGGAACGTGGCGCTGGTGTTGTCGCAGCTCAACGCGGCGTACCAAGACCGGCCTACCGTCACTGTGGTGGTCAGGGTCACGGTGCCCATGCCGCTCGCTGGGCACGGGATCGCGCCGGTGGTGGCCTGCCGCGCGTTGGGCAGCCGCGCCGAGCCTGCCTGACCCCCGTTGTTGTACAGGCCCGCGCTGATGTTGCCGCTGCTGGTGCCCACGAACAGCCGCAATTGGTTCGTGGACATGCCGTAGCCGACCAGCTGCTGATACAAGGCGGCGCCCGCGGCGAAGAGGGCCGCGGCGCCGTTCGCCGTGGCAGCCCACGGGTGCGTGGTGGCATACCCGAAGCCGAGCGGGTCGGTATCGGTGATGCTCGGCACAGCCACGCCGCCGACGGACAGGCTGCCGACCTTCGCTGCTCCCGGTGTCTGCAGCTGGGTGTCCGAGGTGGCGACACCGTTGTTGTTGGTGACGGTGATCGTCGCGGTGTCGTTGCTGCCGGGCGCGGAGACGACGGCCGGGGACGGGACTGTGAACGGGTTGACGTACACGGCGAGCAGGTCATACAGATTCGAGCCGCCCGTGGCGTAGGTCAGGTCGATCGCACCACCACTACAGTTCTCGATCTTTCCCGTCAATCGAAGGCCGTTGAGGTTCGTGTGCGACGCGTCGCCGAGCACGATGCCCTTGGCCGTGTTCGCGCCGGACGAGCCCCAGAACCAGCGGCAGTCCGAGGCGATGACCTGGCTCGCCTTGACCAGCATCTGGGCTACGAGGGCACCTTCGAACTGGCAGCCTTCGAAGGTGACACCGGCCGAGGCGACCAGCACGCCGTAGTCGTAGGCGCCGCCGTAGACGTGCACGCCGCGGAAGATCGAGCCGTTGGCACGCCCGTCGGTCGGGACCTGGAACGCGACCTTTCCGGCCGAGTAGCTCACGTTCCCAACGAGGATCATGTCGGACCACTGCGAGTCGTGCGGCCCGATGAAGTTCAGTGTCCCGCCGTTGTTGTCGTGGCACTTGATGTGGCCGGCGTAGGACTCCATGCCGTTCGGCGTGTTGAACGCCGACGCGCTGCCCCACTCGGACCAGATGCCGTAGCCCATGGCGTTGCGTGCGATCACGTCCTCGAGGACGAAGCCGTACCCGTAGATGCTCAGGCAGTTCCCGGAACCCGACGTCTGGTGGCTCTTGTTGCCATCCAGGGTGATCTTTCGCACCTGGAAGCCGTACGGGGTGACTGATGTGTCCGTACCGGTCAGCGTTGCGAAATTGGTCGTCTGAACCAGGTCGGTGTTCTGGCCCGCGGCGAGCATGAGCGTGGTCGCTCCGCTGCCGGCGCCCTCGAGGACGACGTTGGCCGGAAGCGTGATCAGCGTCGTGGTGAACACGCCCGCGGCGAGGATGACCTTTCCCCCGCCTGCGTTGGACGCCGCGGTGATCGCCGCGGCAATCGCCGTGGTGTCGGCGGCCCCGGTCGAGTCCCCGGAGGGCTGGATACCGGGCGTCGGCTTCCAGGCGCCGTTGCCGGATGCATCGGAGGTCAGCACGTCGCCGGAGGCGGCGCCGGTCGGCAGCTGCAGGCCGCCGCTCAGGGTGCTCTTGCCGCCGACGGTCAGCGCGCCCTGGATCGCGTACCCGTTCGGCGTGGTGCCGCCCGTGTTGCCGATCAGAGTGGTGCGGATCGATCCGGCCCACACCGGGTTGACGGAGGCGGCGACGATGATCCAGTAGGTGAACGTCTGCCCGGCGCCGGATTCGACGATCCGGTAGGCGGTCTGCGCGCTGCCGTTGGTGAGCTGGATGTCCGCGTTCGGCACGAGCTGCACGGTCCACAGCCCGGCCGGGGTGGGCACGATCGTGTCGGTGGCGAGGATCTCCGTGTCGTCGACCGTGTTGAACCCGACGACGGGGGTGTCGTCGTAGTCAACGAGGGTGATGGTGACCTGGGCGCTGGCCGGCTGCCCGGCTGCGGGGCTCAGCAGCTTGCCGTTGACGGTCGTCGCGGTCATCCCAGGTCACCTCCCATGTCGCGCGATAAGGCGGGTCCCGGTCGGCGGCCGCGGAGGCGCCGCCGACCGGGAGAACAGCGATCCCGTGGGATCAGGCGCCGACCTCGACCACGCTGAAGGCCTGCGGGACGGTGGCCGCGAAGCCCTGGCGGGCACGGAACTGCACGGTGTGCTCGAGGGCGTTGATGTTGATGTTGGCGTTGATGAACTGCGCCTGCGGCGGGATGCGGTCGCCGCGCACCATGTGCCGACGGTTCGCGAAGATGATCAGCGGGTTGCCGTAGGTGCCGGCGTTGAACGAGCTGAAGTCGTTGGAGACCACGGCGCCGAAGGTGAAGTACGCGGGGACGCCGAACAGCTCGTAGCGCGGCTGCACGCCGCCGCCGGGGAACCCGGTGGTCGACTCGACGAAGATGGGGCGGTTGTTGCCGTCCTTGATGCCGCGGATGGACTGCTTGAGCGACGGGTGGATCAGCGCGACGCCGTTGACGTTGTTCCAGAACTTGGTGTTCTCGACCTTGCCGAGCCCGGTGTTAGCGAAGTCGTAGGTCAGGCCGCCGCTGCCGGTCTTGGTGTAGTTGGTGTCGGCGGTGTAGTTCACGTCCGAGTCGGCGTGCCGCACCGTGTAGTAGATCGAGTTGTACGGCTGGTAGTTCGTCGCGACGCTCGATCGCGCGGCCGACACCCCCATGCACGCGTTGTCGTACGCCATGTGGAAGGAGTTCATCCACTCGAACGTGACCGCGGCGACCTCGTCGGCCGGGGAGTCCTCGATCTGTGCCTCGTCGAGGGTTTCCTTGCCGTTGTACTGGTAGGAGTACATGGCGATGGTGTCGCCGTTGTTGGTGTCCTCGGTCAGCTGCGAGCCACCGCCGACGTTCGCGTTGGTGAAGCGCGGGATCTCGTAGGTGTTGCTGACCATGTTCATCTGGCGCGCGGTGTCGTAGATCGCGCTGGCCTGGACCTCACGCTGGATGACCTGGTCATCCCAGATAATCGGCGTCCAGGCAGAAAAGTCCCGTGATGCCATGCTGCTGCGTCCGTTTCAGGAAGTTTTCGGCCTCCTGGAACGGCGACGGCCGGGTCCAGGAGCTTCTGGAACCGGCCGGTCTCTGCCAAGCGCACGGTTGTGGTGCATGAAGTTGTGGGCGGGGCGCTCTGACCCCAGGGATCGTTGGCGCTCTGGCACGACGATCTACGCGGATGATACGCCTTATCGAACTTTCGTGCGAGATCGTCGCGCCAGGGTGTCGAACTCTAGTTCTGTCTAGATGCCGCGGCGACCGGCGCGTGTGGCAGCCTGCGAGTTGGCGATGATCTGCTGGCCGATGCCCAGTTTCGGGCGCACCGGGCGTGCGCCGGACGCCGCTCCCTGGTCGACGCGCCCGGGCCGCGGCCGCGCCGGCTCCGCGGGGGCCGCAGGGGTCTTGGCGAACAGCTTGGGGTAGCGCTCCTCCATGTCGTCGAGGTAGTCGTCCAGTTCGGGGTCGCCGTTGTCGTCGAATTCGATGCGCTCGGGCCTCAACGCCGCGAGCATCAGGCCCACCATGTCGGAGTCGGCACCGCGGTCGAGCAGCTCGGCCCGCGCGGAGGCGCGCACCGCGCGGCCGCGCCAGTCGACGACGCCTTCCTGGCCGCCCTGGCCGCCCTCGCCCGCCGGTGTGCCGTCGCCGGCCGCGGGTGTGCCGCCTTTGCGCAGCCGCTCGGCCTGCCTGCGGGCGCGCGCGAGCTTCGCCCGCTCGGCCTCGAGGGCGGCCTTGTGCTCGGCCTGCTGCCGCTCGTACTCCTCGCGGGTCGGCGGCGTCCACTCGCTCTCGTCGCCGTCGCCTTCGTCGCCGTCCTCGGGCGCGCCGGTGGGCTCCTCCAGTTCGTCGCCGCTCGGCTCGTCGCCGGCCACGCCGGGGTTGTTCGGGTCCTCTGCCATCTGGTGTTCTCCTCCGCTGGGTTATCCGGCCCGAAGTGGGGACCGGGGCTTGTGTCGGTCGCTGAAGGTGCCGCGCGCCACGTCCTTGGCGGCGCGGTCCTGCACGCTGCGCGGCAACCGGTTCGCGCGGCTGATGAGTCGGTCGGCTGCGTGCAGCCGGGCGCGCTTGGAGTCGTAGCCGGACCATCCGCGTGCGACGGAGCGTTCGGCTTCGCGGCGCAGCGCCTCGGGCACCAGGACGTTGTCCGCGCTGATGATGCGTAGCCGGCAGCGGCAGTTCGGGTGCCTGGGCGGGGCCATCAGCGGCATACCGGGCGGCCACACGGGCGTGGGGCGGTGCGGTCCGAAGGTGGCGTCCTCGTCGAACCCGATGCCCTGGTTGGGGTCGGAGACGTGCCCGGACAGGGCGAGGCAGACCAGGCAGGCGTCGCGTTCGGCGACCCATACGACGCGCAGGCCGTTGTCGATGAGCGGCGAGCGGCCGTTGCTGGACAGGGGTGGTTCGCCGGTGAGGTTGGCGCCGTCGCCGGGGGGCGTGATCGTGCGGGGTTCGCCGATGGTGACGCGCGGCGGCGGGGCGGCTGGTGGTGGGCGTAGCGCGGTGGCTTCGGCGGCCAGCTGCCGGGTGGTCTCGTTGATCGCCCGGTTGGTCAGGAACCTGACGTTCGCCTCGACCCGGGGTGCGATCGCGCCGGCCTTGGCGATCGCGGCCTGCAGGTCCTGGGTGGTGGCGAACGGGTCGCCTGAGGCGAAGCGCTGGGCGTCGCCGATCGCGGCCTGCAGCACCCGGTTGGTCGACGCGCCGCCGTCAGCGAGCACCGGGTCGGCGAGGCTGACGGTCAGGCCGCGCGCGTCGATCCCGAGACCGCGTAGCAGAGCGGTCTCCTGCCGGACGGCGAGCGCACTGGCGCCGGCGATGGCGCGGGCGGTCTGCACCGCCAGGTCGAAGGCGAGCGCGGCCAGCGCCGCGTCGAGCGCCGCGCGGATCTGCGCCCTGCGGTCGAGCGGGATCTGCCCGTCCTGGTCGGCGTAGCGGGCGCCGAGCGCGACGAGCGCCGCAGTCAGGGCGGCGACCGCCTTGCGGATCGGTCCGGCGACGGAGGCGGCGGCGCGCAGCTCGAACTGCAGGGCCTGGTTGTCGTCCAGGTCCCACTGCTGGAAGGTGCCGGCCGCGCTCACCATGGGCGGCTAGTTGTTGGGGTCGAAGATGTGGACCTCGCCGGGGGTGCCGGTCGGCAGACCGGGAACGCCGGGGATCGCCGGCGGCGCGCCGTGCTGCGGCATCGGCCCCGCGTCGTGCTCGCCGTCGACCGGCTGGCCGGGGTGCATACCCGGCGTCGTGGGGAAGGCGGCCGGGTCCGGCTCGTCCTCCAGCTCGACCTCGAGCTCCGCCGAGGGGATCTCGGGGAGCAGGTCGCCGAAGAGGGCGACCACGATGGCGTTGGCGCCCTCCTGGCTGATGACGTTGAGGTTGACCGCCATGCCGAGCGACTGCATGCCCTGGGTCATCTGCTGGAAGATCTGCACCTTGCGTTCGAGGGTGCGTTCCTCTTCGCCGTCGGCGAGCCACGCCTGGACCTCGTCCTCGGGGTAGCCGGCCTCGGTGAGCGCGACCAGCTGCGGGACGCCGTTGGCGATTTTCGCCGCCACCGCCTGCTGCTTGAGCAGGTCGCCCTGCGCGAGGTACATGGTGGCGCGGCCCTGGTAGTAGGCGGCCTCGGCGAAGATGTCGTTGTAGGTCTTCGCCCACTCCGCCGCCTCGGCTTCGGAGACACCCGCTTTCATCAGCGCCACGTCGCGCGGCACACCGAGCTCGATCATGAGTTTGACCAGCTGCCAGGTCTCCATCAGATCCGAGGTGGCGGGGTTTTTCCACTGGATCTGCACCTGCGCCGCGATGCCGAGGATCTTGAGGGCGAACTCGTAGATATCCCGCCACGCGCCGCCGAACATCGCCATGCGGTCCAGGACCTTCTGCACCAGCGGCATCTCAGCGATCTTGAGTGCTTCGCCGGACGGGGTCTGACCGCCGATGCCCTGGAACTTCCAGATCGGCGTCGACGTGCTGGCGGAGATCAGGAGGGCGAACTTGGTGATCGGTTCCAGGAACACCGACGGGTTCGCCGTCTGGAACTGGGAGACCTCTTTGAACCCCTTGTAGATCTGCATGCCGCCGGGGTTCGACTCGTAGTTCGACCCGGTCTCGTTGCTGATCGCACCCGACACCACGCTGGTGGTCGACAGCGCGGTTTCGGTGTAGTCGTGATCCCACGTGGCCGGGGAGTCGTCCGCGAGTGGGTCTTCGCGGATGGACTGGTTGCCGAGCGAATCGGCCTCCTGCAGCGCGAACCGCTGCGGGAAACCGTTGAACTCTACGGTGACCATCATCATCTCGACGAGCTTCGAGAGAGCGTCCTGGTCGGCGAACGCGTTCCTATGCTCGGGTTTGCCGTACTCGTAGTCCGTGCGCAGGTGGAAGACGGGGACCTGCCCGTAGGGGTTGGGCATCGGCCACATGGAGGCCGGCGCCGGGTCGTCGTCCGGGTCCTCGCCGGAGCCCGGGTAGTCGTTGTCGGCGTTGTCGTCCGGGTCCAGGTAGGGCTGGAACTCTTTCGCGGTCTTCTGCCGGTCGCCCGGGCCGCTGATCCACTTCTCGATGCGGTCCGCGTAGTACAGGTCCATGCGGATGCGCGGCTTCTTCTCCCCCTGCAGTTGCGTCTCCCACATGCAGGCGAAGAACCGCTTCTTGCGCGGGTTCTGCGGGTCGTAGAACATCCGGCCGTTGCGCGGGTCGGCGTAGGTGATGTTCACGCTCTGCGGGATCGGGCCCAGCCCGTCGGTCGGGTCGGCCTCGTTCGACAGCTCGGGCTGCGCGCCGGCGGGGTGCGCTTCGCCAGGCCAGACGATCACGTAGGCGTCGCCGTCGCGCAGCGCGTTTCGGTCCCATACCCGGTAGCGGGTGTCCAGCTCGTTGCTGTCCCGCACAAACGCCACGGCCTTCGTGGCGGCGTCGGACGCGCTGGTGTCTGTGTCGCTGCCGGCGGTCGCGGTCACGCTCGCGACCAGCAGCCGGTCGTTGACAGCGTCGATCACCGGTGAGCACAGGTTCGGGTCGAACTCGATGTCGGCCTGCCGCATGGTGCGGCCTTCCCGCGAGAGCATGTTCTGCTCCCACAGGTTGATGTCGTCGTACTCTTTCGCGTGCTCGTAGCCCTGCAGCGCGGCGGTGATCTCGGTCAGCGCGAGGTCGATGTCGTCGCGCGGCAGATCGTCGATCATCGTGCCCATGAGCGTGGAGTCGTTAAGCGGTGTGTATTCGCCGTCGAGCGGCACGATGAGCCTGCCTTCCTGCTAGCGGTAGGAGAACTGGTGGACGAGCGCCTTGTCGCGCTTGGCTGCAGCGGAGGCGAAGATCATGGCGACGAGGTGCTCGACGGCCGCGGCTTCGGCGTCCAGGACGTCCTCGTGCAGCAGGTTCGGGTAGGCCTTCTGCTGTTTCTCCAGCTGCGGCAGCGGCTTCTCGTGGGCGATGGCGCCGCCGGCGCGCTGGTAGACCGCGAGCAGCCGCTTGATGCGCACGCGCTTGGGTTCCTTCTGGGTGAAGGTGCTCAGCTTCACGGGCAGGTCGTGCAGCTCGGTGTACCAGAGGTCGCCGCCCTGGTTGGCCTCGGCGAGCACGTAGTCGACGTCGAACGCGACGATCAGGTCGATGATGCGGCGTCGGCGGGGTTCGCCGGTGAGCTTGATGCCGATCGCCTCGCGGACGAACAGCTTGCGCTCGCGGTAGGACAGGCCGACGATCGCGATGCCGGTGTCGTCGCTGCTTGCCTTGGCGGTTACGGCGCCGTCGACGACCATGACGATCCGGTCGTACTTCGGCCGGGAGTCGTAGCGGATGTCGCCGGGCTGCCACCAGCCGCCCACGGAGACGGGCTGGTTGTCGAAGTTCAGCGCGTACGACGCGGTGTGCCGGATGCTGATCAGGAAGCTGAGGGTCCAGCGTTGCGGCCATAGTGAGCGTTCGCCGCCGTCCTCGTCGGTGACGATCGCCGGATAGTACTTGACCTGGATGTTCTCGTCGCGCGGCCACTGCGGCGCCTCCGGATCGGAGACCTGGAGGATGATGTCGTGGATGATCGATCCGGCCATGACTGTCGTGCCGGCGATGACCACGACCGCGTTGAGGTTCATCGGGAAGACGGCGTTGAGGATGGTGCCGAGCCGCTTCTCCTTCTCCCGCTCGCTGTAGTTGGACTCGTCGGGTTCGATGTCGTCGAGCAGCACCAGGTCGGGGCGCCGGTTGCCGACCTTCGCGCCGAGCGTCGAAGAGTCGATGCCTTTGGCGGTGAACGCGACCCCGGACTTGGAGATGTACATGTCCTGACGGTCCGCGACCGTCGAGCCGGACGGGCGCGTGGCCGGGGTGCACAGGTGCGGGTGGTCGGCGCGCAGCAGCGGGTTGTTGTCCAGCTCGAACTTCAGGCTCATGAGGTGTTGCTGGGCCTGCGTGGAGGTGTTGGCGAACGCGGCGATGTAGCGGCGGTGCATGTGCGCCATCGCCCACAGCGGCAGGATCAGGAACACCCACGTCGACTTGCCCGAGCCTCGAGGGGCGACCCACGCGGTGCGGGACTCGGCCGGGCCGAGGTCCTTGCGGCACCAGGTGAGGGCTTCGCTGCACAGGTCGAGGTGGAACTGCGACACCGAGGTTTCGCCGCCGGTCTCCTCCGAGGCGAGGTGGTGGCGCAGGTAGAGGACGGCGAACAGCAGCGGGTCGAACCGGCACAGGCGCCGGCGCATCTTCGGGATCGCCAGGAGCCGCTTGTCGTAGCGCAGCAGGTAGGAGGCCCACGACCAGGTGGCGGGGTCGACGTCGGCCAGGTAGGCCGCCGCGGCCGCGTTGGGTGTTGCGGGCGCGGCAGCAGGCGCCGGCGCGCGCTTACTCTTCGTCGACGTCGCCACTGCCGCGTCCCTGGATCTCGGCTTCGCGTGCGGCGACCTGCATCTCAGCCTCGCGGATCATCTCCTGGAGTGCGAGGTCCGTTTGGCTGGTCTCGTTCACGTTGATGGTGACCGGGCCGTCCGCGGCGTGCAGCTTGCGCCACGACTCGATCAGCTTTCGGCCGACCTCGATCGCCTGGACGTCGCCGGCGTCGATCGCGGGCACGAGCTTCGACCACATCCAGTTGACGCGTTCGTCGGCGACCTTCCGGATCTCGCCGATGAGGGGATCGCGGGTCTCGGCGACGCCCTTGTTGATGATGTCCATGACGGTGGTGTGGTGCAGTCCGACCTTCTGGCCGATCTGCCGCAGTGTCTGGCCCTGGATGTGTAGGCGCCAGACCTCGGCGTCGCGCTCGACGGTCTGCGCTTTGTTCCGCTTCTGCACCGCGCTGTTCTGCTGCGGTGTGCGGCGGCTACGCGGCGGCATCCGAGTCGGCCTTCCACGCCTGATACCACGGGTCGAGGACGACGAGGTTGTAGACCGGGCCTGCGGCGAGGATGGCGAGCGGTGCGGGCATGCCGATCTTCTCCGCGCGTTTCATCCAGCCGTTCACCGTGGAGCGGGCCACGCCGTACCGGTCGGCGATCTCGCTGACCCCGCCGAGTTCCACGGCAGCTGGCGCGGTCTCGGCGTGCGTCGCCGAGGACAGGCGAATAAGAGGACCGTTCGCGGCTTCGGCGAGCTCGCGCTCGAACTCGGCGACCTGCTCCGGAGTCCATTGCAGCTGTGATAGCTCGAACACCAGTTCCGGCGTGGGAGCGGCTTCGATCGCGGCCTTGATGGCGTCGTGCAGGTCCTGCATCGACCAGCGCGCGGGCAGCAACCGGCGCGCGGCCTGCACCATCTCCTCAGTGACCTCGATCGGCATGCGTCGATCATAGAGCGCTTATCGAACATTCGTTCAATACCGTGGCATGATTTCCGGCGTGGAACCCTGTTCGAGGCTGGTGGTCGGCGGCTGGCTCGCCGACAGGGATGGTGTCGGCTACTACCGGCTCAAGGTGCCGCTCGACGCCCTCGAGCGGCGCGGCCACGCGGTGGAGTACGACACGACGCTGCGAATCCTCCCGGGCAAACGGCCGCGCTCGCATGTCCTGGTCGGGCAGCGTGTGAGCAACGAGGGCCCCTCGCAGCAGTGGCTGGAGCGCGCCGGCGAGGTACGCCGCATCTTCGAGATCGACGACGACCTGCTCAACGTCGACCCCATGTCTGGGGCGGCTCGGGCGTTCTACAACGACGCGCAGCTGCGCGCCCGGCTCCTTGCTAACATGCGCTCGGCGGACGCGATCTCGGTCTCCACGCCGTACCTCGCCGGCGTGATCCGCCGCGAGTACGGCGTCACGGCGCCGATCCACGTGCTGCCGAACTACCTCGAGGCGAGAGTTTTCGACCTGCCGCGGGTCATCCAGGCCGGACCGATGACCCTGGGCTGGGCTGGATCCGACACCCACCGCGGCGACTTCGAATACGTGCGCTCAGCGCTGCGCCGGTTCTTCGCCCGCAACGCCGGCACCGGGATGACGTTCATGGGCGTGGACTACCGGCATGTCGTCGGCGCGCCGTGGGGCGAAGTGCGGCCATGGGTGCCGGTCTGGCAGGACCCGCTGGCCTACATGCGGCGCCTGGACTGGCAGGTCGGCCTCGCGCCACTCGCGCCGAACCAGTTCAACCGGTGCAAGAGCGCCCTCAAGGCCCTGGAGTACGCCGCGCGCGGCATGGTCGTGATCGCGTCGGACGTCGAGCCCTACCGCGGCTTCGTCCAGCACGGGGTCACCGGGTTCCTGGTGCGCCGGGATCACGAGTGGGGTGAATACCTCGAGCTGCTCGCTGAGCAGCCCAGGCTGCGCGCCGAGATGGGCGCCGGCGCGCGTGAACTGGCCAGCGAGTGGGTCATCGACCGACACATCGACAAGTGGGAGGCGGCCTACAGTGGCTGACCTGGTAGTGATCGTGCCCTCGCGCGGCCGCCCGGAGAACATCGCCCGGCTCGCCGATGCCTGGACCACGCGGCGCATCGTCAGCACGCAGCTGGTCGTCGCCGTCGACGAGGACGACCCGCGCCTGGAGGAGTACCGCGCGGTCGAGCTGCCGTTCCTCGGCGCGCTGTGGGTCGGCCAGCGCCGGCGGATGTGCGGGACGCTCAACGCCGTCGCCCTCGACCTGCTCGAGGACCACGCTGACTCGCTGACCGGTTGGCAGCCGGACGTGATCGGGTTCATGGGCGACGACCACCTGCCGCGCACCGAAGGCTGGGACGTCGACGTCGTCGACGCGCTCGACGACCTAGGCGGCGGGATCGTGTACGGCAACGACCTGCTCCAGGGCGAAAAGCTGCCGACCGCCGTGTTCATGACCGCCGGGATCGTGCGCACGCTCGGCTGGATGGTGCCGCCCGGCCTGATCCACCTGTACGCCGATAACGTGTGGCTCGAGCTGGGCAGCGCGATGGGCCGGCTGCGGTACCTGCCCGGCACGGTGATCGAACACCTGCACCCGGCCGCCGGGAAAGCGGTGCGCGATGCCGGCTATGCCGAGGCGAACGCGCCCGAAATCGACGCCGCGGACAAGGCGGTATTCGAGGCCTGGGTGCGCGACGGACTGCCGGGCGCCGTACAGCACCTGCGGACAGCGGGGCTGTGCTGATGCGCCGCCAACTGCGCGCGTTCTACACGCCCGGGCAGCTCGCGCAGCTCTACGCGGCGCCGTACGACCACACGATCTGGCCCGACCACGTCGAGCGCGTCGCCCGCACCACGCAAGCCCTCGACGAACTCGCCGGCCTGATGAGCGCTGAGACCGTGGCCGACCTCTCGTGCGGCGACGGCGCGATCGTGCTCGGCTCCAAGCATCCGTGGCGCTCCCGGATCCTGTCGGACTACAGCCGGTACGGCATCCGCCTCGAGGACGCGATCGGCGCGGTACAAACCGACGTGTTCGTGTGCTCCGAAACCCTCGAGCACGTCGAGGACCCGGACGCGGTGCTCGCGGCGATCCGGCGCCGCTGCTTCGGCCTGGTACTGACCACGCCGCACGGCGAGGTGGACGATTCGAACCCTGAGCACTACTGGTCGTGGCTCGCCGGCGACCTGGACTCGATGCTCGCTAAGGCCGGCTGGGGCGACCGGCGCTGCGAGCTGTTCACGCCGAAGTCCCCGAGCCCGTACACCTTCCAGCTTTGGATGTGCCGCTGATGCGAGTACTGATCACTGGCGACTGCGGGTTCGTCGGCCACCACTTGCGCTTGGCGTTCATGGAGCGCGGCGACGAGGTCTACGGCCTGGACCTGAAGCTCGGTAGCGACGCACTGGACTACTTCCGCCGCGACGCGGCCGATCTAGTCCACTGCCCGGCGTTCGACCTGGCGATCCACTGCGCCGCGGTCATCGGCGGCCGCGCCAGCATCGACGGCTCACCGCTCGCGGTGGCCACGAACCTCGCGCTCGACTCGTGGTTCTTCCGCTGGCTCGAACAATCCGAGACCCCGAGAGCGGTGTACTTCTCCAGCTCCGCCGCCTACCCGGTCGACCTGCAAAACGACCTGTCGCGGCCGCGGCCGCTACACGAGGACGACATCCGGACCGAGCGGGCCGCGAACATCGGCCGGCCGGACGCCACCTACGGGTGGGCGAAGCTGACCGGCGAGCAGCTGGCCAGGCACGCCCGGCGGCAGGGCAAGCGCGTCATCATCGTGCGGCCGTTCTCCGGCTACGGACCAGACCAGCCCCTCGACTACCCGTTCCCGTCGTTCATCGACCGCGCCGTGCGCCTGGCCGACCCGTTCGACATCTGGGGCGACGGCGAGCAGGTGCGCGACTGGGTGCACATCGACGACGTCGTCGGCGCCACGCTCGCGCTGCTCGAGGCCGACCGCGACTTCCAGGTGAACTGCCCGGTGAACATCGGCACCGGGCGCCCGGCCTCGTTCAACGAGCTGGCCAAGCTGGTGATCGACGCGCGCGGCGGCGGCTACCAGCCGCAGATCCGGCACCTGGTGCACGCGCCGGCCGGAGTCGCCTATCGGGTGGCGGACACGGCGCGGTTGCGCCGGTTCTACCAGCCGCGGATCTCGCTCGAGCAAGGGATCAGCGAGGCCTTGGAGAAGGGTCTGGCGGCCGCGTGAGGCGCTTGTCGGTCGCGGTGGTCATCGCCACCATTCCCGGACGCGAGAAGCAGCTGCACGAGGCCGTCGAGTCGGTGACCGCGCAGCACCGCCTACCCGACGAGATCATCGTTGAGGCGGATCCGGAGCGCACGGGCGCCGCGGCGACGAGGAACCGCGCCTTGGCGAAGGTGGCCGCGGATCTCGTGGCGTGGCTCGATGACGACGACCTGCTCCTTAGGAACCACGTCGCCGCGCTGGCACGGGTGCTCGAACACGAACCGGACGTCGACCTGGTGTACCCGCGGCCGCGGATGCTCGGCGGCGCCGATCCGACCGCGGTGACCGTCGGCGGGATCTGGACCAAGCCCTGGGGCATTCCGTTCGGCCGCGAGCAGGAGTACCACCTGCGCCACCGCGGCTCGTTCATCCCGATCACGCACATGGCGCGCACGGAGACGGTGCGGCGCGCCGGCGGCTTCCCCGAGGGCCGCACGCTGCCGGGCGGCCGCTACAGCGGCGAGGACGAGCAGATGCTGATCGCGTTGCTCGACGCCGGCGCCAGGTTCCGGCACCTGGACGTCGAGACGTGGGTCTGGCGCGTCTGGGATGGGCACACGGCCGGGAAGGGCGCGAACGCCAAGTCTGGGATCAATTAGGAGATCGCTAGGAGTTCGCTGCCGTGTCGACGAGCCGCGTGTCCTCGATGTCGATCTCGCCGCCGCAGTTCGAGTCAAGCGCAATGGCGGTCCGCACGGCCAGGCGCAGCGCATCGTGCGGGTAGTTCCTCGCCAAGCCGAGTTCGTCGGCCGCGTAGAGAGCGCCGCGTGCCTCCGCCGCTCCGGAGCCGATCGCAGTCGGGCCGGTCGGTACGGCTGCTTGGCCGGAGAGCAGCCACAGCCACGGGCCGAGAGCGAGTAGCGCCTCGCCGTCGACTTCTCCGTCGTCGACCGTGAGCGGCGGCTCCGCGGTGGTGGCCAGTTTGCACAGCCGGACCGCGATGCGGTGTGCCCACTCATCGGCTTTGGCCTCGTCAGGGTCCTTGAGGTCTGGGGTGTGGGACTCGGTGATGAACCAGTGGTGCGCGAGCTGCGCGAGTGCGGTACTGCCGGCGATGGCCAGCAGCGCGTGCTGTTCGTACTTCGGGCCGACGAGCAGCGTGCTGATCTTGTGCGTGGTGGTGATCCGGCTGCCGCGGCGGCATAGCAGCGTGTCGGCCGCCATGAGCACGCGGCCGTCGATCGGGATCGCAGCGATGACCGTCACGGCTCTTGCCTCCGCACGGCGGTCCACTGCACCGAATCGTCGTCTGGAGCGAGGTGGATCGGTGGTAGGAGCTCGAGGGGCGTCGGCTGCGGCTGCTGCTGGTGTGGTTCGGCGGCGTGCCGTCGGCTCTCGTGGGCCTCCGCGGCGGTGGCGAGAACGATCGCGCGTGTCTCGTCGTCCTCGCAGTGGATCGCGATCAGGTATTGGTCGCAGTCGAGACAGCTGAGCCGAATCTCGTCGCTGTCCTGGTCGAGTTGGTATCGGCCAGGCGGTGGTGGTGTGTTGATGGCGATGTGGCCGCGTCCAGAACGTTCGGCGCCTTCGCGCCGGTCGTGGATGTGCCGGATGCGTTGCCCGCAGCTGCACACCGCCCGGTACCAGGTCTTGCCGTCGCTGGCCTGTTCGGGCTGGATGCTGATCTCGTGCGTCTGCTCCTCAGCCACGTCAGTTGTCCCACTCGACTGCGCCGGTCGCCGGGTCGATCCGGACCGGCCGATCCAGCACCGGTCGCATGACGCCAGGCAGCTCTGGATGCGGCTCGTGGCGGAACGTCGGGGGCGATGGCACGGGCTGGCCGTGCGCTGCGTCCCACGAGCGTTGCAGGACCTGGTTGACCATCTCGGGCGTTACGACGCCACCGCGAGCAAAACCAGCGACGGGCTCGTCGACGAGCTCCGCGTCCACGATCTCGTCCTCCGCCGGCGGGGCCGCGGCTGGCCTGCCGGGCATCGGGAAGTACTCGGGGCCATGCTCGCCGATGTACGCGCCGCGGAACGCGACGACCATCTCGAACTTCACCGGGTCCTGCCACACGACGATCTGATCGCTGTTGGAGACCCCTATGAACGCGTTGAGCGGGATACGCGCGTGGTCTTTGCCGTCGCACGTGATCAGGTAGGCGATGATCCGCTTTGCGTCTTCGAGCTGCTGGTAGACGTCGCGCTCGTAAGGGCTCATCGCCAGAGTCCCCATCCGAAGTGCCCGATCAGCCATCCCGCGATCAGGATGAACGTTCCCGTGAAAAGCAGGTGCGCGGCGGTCCACTGCCACGGCCACTCGACGCGTCCGGGGACGAGCTGCTCCATGCGCCAGATCGCAGCCGACAGCGTGTCCTGCGGACGTCCGCGCACGAGCGCGACGGTCTCGGGAACCAGGAACCCGAGCGGGACGGTGACGACGAACCAGATCAGCCAGTAACGGGGCATGGCGGTCTCCGCGTTTTGGTGCCGTGCGGGTTAGGCGGCACGGCGTCGCCTCCCCGGTGCCGATCTCCGGGGCCAACGGCGCGGGTAGCTAGGAGGCCGGTGTCCAGAACGCGACGGTGTTGTACCCGTTCGGGTTCGCCGGGCTGAGCGTGGCCAGCTGGTCCGAGGTCAGCTGCGTCTGGAAAAGCAGCACTGAGCTGAGCGACGGGGTGGTGTCGCCGTCGAGCAGGACGCGCAGGTTGACGCCCTGGCGTGTCACGCCGGGCAGCGGCGCCCAGGTCTCGCCCGGGGTCGGGGTGAACGGCTCGCCGTTGACGCGGCTGATGATCGCGGCGGCGATGTTGCGGCCGTTGTTGGTAGCCGGGTCGACGAGGACGTAGACCTGCTTGCCGAGGTTGGTGTCCATGAATCAGTCCTCGATGTTCTGGTAGCGGCCGGGGCCTTCGCCGAGAGTGCGCGAAGTGGCCCAGTAGGTGTCGTTGCCGTCGAGCGTGACCTGGAGGTTCGCGGTCGTTGTCTCTGGGTGGAAGACGCGCGCGATCACCGCCGGGTACTGCTCTCCTTCGGCGACGTTGTTGCCGACGTGGAGCTGGTGGCCGGTGCGACCGGCGCCGCCTGGCGTGTCGCTGACCGGGTTGCGCCTGAATGCCTCGGCGTCCTTGCGTCGTCGGTTGATCTCGTTCGCGTCACCTGAGGTGAGCGTGTACAGGACGGGTGTTCCGACCTTGGCGCCCATGGCTTAGGCGACGGTGAGGCTGATGGCGGCGGGGGTGGCGTCGACGACGTCGAAGGTGACCGACGCCGTCAGGCCGGCCGGGTCGGTGACCGTGACCGTGACGGTGCCGACGGCGGCGTTGTCGAGCGTCGCGGTGAGCGTGTCCGCCGACGGGGTCAGCGTGCCGCTGGAGGCGCTCCAGGACAGCGTGTCCGGTACCGAGGCGCCTTCGGCGTTGGTGACGGTGGCGGTGAGGGTGCGCTGGCCGACGGGGAACTGCTGCGGTGCCGGGTCGGCGACGGCCGCCGGCGCGCTGGTGGTCTCACTCATGGTTGGTGCTGCCTTTCGGTTGTCGGTGCACGGTGCTAGCGGGGCGGTGCTGGTGGTGGTGCTAGTGGACGGTCAGCTCGATGCGCGCTGGCTGCGTGCCAGGCTGGCCGTGGTGGTGGCAGTGGTGGAGCGCCGCGATCAGGTCGCGCTCGAATTCGGCGATCTTGTGTTCGATGGCGGCGCGTGCGTGGTCGGCGTGGACCAGGCCGAGCAGGTCGCGTAGGCCGGCGAAGTGGGTCAGGACTGGGTGGTGTGCGGCGCCGGAGCCGCCGGCGTAGGGTCCACGCCGCTCGCGTCGCGCAGTCCGAGGTGTGTCTCGATGCGGTCGACGACGTTGCGCAGCCGCGCCAGGCCGGCGTTGGCCACGTTCTTCGCCTCGTCGCCGGCGGCCGCGAGCACGCCGGGGACTTTGGCCTCCAGTTGGTCGAGCAGCTGCGGGGCTTCGGTCTCGAGCTTGGCCAGTTCGGCCGCGGCGAAGTCGTGCAGCTCGGTGAGCAGCGCCTCGGCCGCCGGTGTGAGCGCCGTGGCTACGGCGGCGATGACGGGCTCGGTCACGGTGTTCCTCCAGGCTTGTCTCGTCGGTCTGGCGTGATCAGCCTACTCGTACATTTGTTCGATCAGAGTGGGTCAGCGTTTGCGGATGCTCTTGCGGTTCGGGAGCGAGTGGAAACCTGTTTTCTTCCCGCGCTCGGCGACCACCTCATCAGCCCACTTACGCGCGAACGGCTTCTTACTCGCGAGTGCCTTGCTGTGCATCGGGCCGGGGCTCTTGTGGTGTCCGGATTTCGACGTGGTCATGCCGCTCGCTCCTTCGCACGCCAGTTCGATCGCCTGTCGTGATCGAGGGTACGCCGCCCGAACTGGCCGGCGTACCCCCGCGCGGTGCTACTCGTCGACGTCTGGATCGACGAGCTCGTTGACGAACGGACCGTCGTAACGCTCGACGATCAACGTGAGGTGGGGACCCACGATCGGCATCCGCTCATCCGCCGGCCAGTTGTCCGACCCGCGCCGCGAGTATTCCCACGACCGCTCGACCACCTTGAAACCATTCTCGAAGTGGACGAGGTCCCCGACCTGCGGCGGGTGCATCGTCAGGATGTCCATGGACGAGTTGTGGAACTTGCTGGTGTCGACGAACTCGTACCGGTACATCTGGCCGCCGACCGGGCCGATCACGGGAATTCCGTTGGCGGTCACTGGCGTGCGGACGTAGTACTTGCAGCTGACGAGATGCCGCTCGGGGTGCTGGTCCATGGTTGCGATGCTACTTCCGGCTACCGAGACGTTTGGGGAAGTCGTTGACCATCGTCACCTTCTCAGCGAGCAGCGTGATCGTGACGGTGGGCGCATCGTTCAGGCTCGGCGCGGGGGTGACAATGCCCGCGGTCCCGTACGGGAAGACCTCGCCGTCGATGGTGATGCGGGGCGCCCCGCGATCGTCGCGGTCGATCTGGATTTCCTTCGCCAGTCGGTAGCCGGCCGGTTCGGAAGCGGCCATGTCAGTTCCCTCCGTTGGGGCCGATCAGGCCCTGGCCGTTGATCGGCGGGAGCTGCTGGCTGGGCAGGATGAATCCGCTCTCGGTGCGGTCGGGCATGACCGGACCGTCTACGATCTTGAAGTGTCCGATGCACGCTCCAGCGCCGTCGACGATCAACTGCGCCGGGCGCAGCGCAGGCAGCTCGAGGCCGGCCTTCTGGGCGTTGTGCCGGTCGACGTGGCAGTAGAGGCACACCAGGACCGGCGGACGCGCGTCGACCAGCTGCTTGAGCCGGGAGATCGTGCGCAGCCAGTCCTCCAGGCCGTGGGTCTCGTAGTGCGCTTGCAGCGTGTCGCTGACCTGAGCGTTGTGGAGCTTGGAGAGGTCGGTGAGGTCTTGCTCGGTGGCGCCGTCGGGGATCTGCATGGGCTCCTGGTCGTGGGTCCAGTGGCAGTTGTCGACAGGGCAGAGGAACCGGTCGAAGCCGGGCCGTGCGGGAGTCATGCGGGTTCGCTTTCTGGTGCGTCGGGGTGTCGGTCGGAGCCTCCGGGATCGCGGAATTCGCGGTCGGGCAGCGGTTGGCCGGTGGCCAGGGCCCACCAGCCGGCGCAGAGCATCGCGCCGAGGGGGATGCGGTCGTCGAGCAGCGCGGTGGAGACGTAGCCGTCGCCGATGCGTTGCAGGCCGTGGTGGCAGAAGAACGGGACGTCTGGGCCGGGGCGGGCGGTGCTGTCCTCTTCGGGTGAGCCGGGGCGGTAGGCGCAGTCGACACACGGGTTGCGCATGACGGCCGGCGGCCGCGGCGCCGGAGTTAGTTCGTGCTCTTCGTAGCCGGGCGTGTCGTTGGTCAGGCCGTAGCCGTGGCAGTTCATGCACCGCTCGCCCTGTTCGTTCCACTGGCCGCTGCCGTCGCAATAGGGGCAGACCCAGCGGTAGATGGTGGCCTTGAGCGGGTTCGGGTCGCCGCGCCGGGCGCCGCAGACGTTGGCGACCACGACGACCGGTGGCAGCTCGGCGGTCATGGGCGGCGCGCGGCGAGGTCGTCGAGGAAGTGGGCGACCACGCGGTTGTGGCGGGCGTCGGCGAGAGCGTTGTGCTCACCGGCCAACTGCTTCGGGACGTCCGGATTGCCGAGGCGCACGGCCTCCTGCTTCAGGTCGTTGGTGAACATCGGGACGCCGCGCGGCAGCTTGACCATCGGTCCCCACAGTTGCGCCAGGGCGACGTGGTCGTAGGCGCCGTACCAGGCCCACAGCTGCGGCTGCGGGAAGGACGCGACGAAGTCGTAGACCTGCGCGGCGATGACGGTGCGGCTCTTGACCTCGCGGGCGCTGTAGTCGAAGAGGTCGCGCAGGAGCTTGTGCTGCGGCCGCGGCCGGCCTAGCAGTGTGCGGGTCGGGATGTGGTTGCGGGCGTCGCCGCCAATCCTCGGCAGGCTGGGCCAGACGTTGTCGACGAGCCACTGGTTGCGGGCGAACGCGGCGAAGCCGAACTCGCTGGAGACGGCGTAGTACTCGGCGCCGGTGTCGGAGACCATGCCGATCGAGATCAGGTCGATGGTTCGGCCGTCGTCGATGAACTCACAGTCGTAGAAGAGTCTTGTCATGCCTCGCCGTTCTTGATCCAGGCGGCGAACTGCGCCGCGGTCTTCAGCACGTCGTCGGTGCTCGGGAGCGACTCGCTGTCGCGGTAGTAGTGCGTGGTGTGCGTCAGCGCGATGTGCCGGATCGTCTGCTCCGGGGTCAGGCCGCTGTTCGCCCTGGGCTCGGCGGGTGCGCGGGCCGGGCGCGGTTGGTTGGTTACCGGTGGTGGAGCGGGCCGGGCGCCGTTCGTGCGCCGGCGGTCGTTGTTGCGGTCCTGCGCGCGGTCGAGCTGCTGGCCGATCCGGTCGAGGGTGCGGGCACGCTGCGGGGCGCCGGGCATGTCGGACGGGCTCGGACGGTCAGACATCTGCGTCTCCTTCGATCGTGGCGACGGGGCGCGGTGAGATATCCAGGGGGGGGTGACCGCAGGGCTGCTGGACCGGTGTTCCGGTGATGACCTTGGCGACGAGCTCATTGCGGTGCATGACATCGCCGCCGGTCTCGACGGCGAGCGGGATCTCGACGCGTGTGACGGGCTGGCCGCACTCGCGGCAGAGACAGCCGTCTTCGAGCTTGACCTCGACGTTCGGCAGCATGACGCCCGCGAATGGGTCAGCCATCGGTCTCCCCGATCAGCTCGCAGATCTCGGTGACGTGGTTGCGCGCCTTCGCCCGGAACTCCGGGTCGGCGGCGCGCTGCTCGATGTGCTCGTCTACCGCGGCGATCACGGCGTCGGTCATGGTCATCTCGTCTAGGCGAGCGACGAGCGCGAGCCGTTCGGCGGTCCTATCGGGCAGGCGCACGGTCATCGCGTGCTCGCCGACTCTGGGCATCGTGTCTCTTCTCTTCAGTGGCTTGTCTCAGGACGAACAGGTAGAGGTGCTCGATCTCGTCGCATTCGACCTGGTGGATCTCTGTTACCGGTCTGGGGGGGGCGGCCCATCCGCAGGAGCAGCGCGCGGTGAGGGTCGCGTCGGCCGGGGTGAGCACGACGTAGGTTTCGCATTCGCGGTCCATCAGTCGTCGTAGTCGTCGACGACGCGTGCGGCGCGGCGCAGGCCTCCGTCGTAGGTGAGGGATGAGCGTCCGTGGCCGCGGATGTAGTACGTGCCGTCTCGTTTGAATTCGGTGGCTTCGCGGCGCAGTTGGCGTGCGATGCGGGCGCGTTGGCCGTAGAGCGCGGCGTGGAGGATGTCGAGGACGAATTGCACGTCGGGGTGTGCGCGGGGTCCGAGTCGGTCTTCGATGGCGTTGGCTGCGAGGTCGAACGCTTGGCCCATCAGTCAGCGCTCGCGGCGTCGCTGTTGAACGTGAACTTGATGACCCTCAGATGCATGTGCGCCCACCAACGCTTGCACTTCGGGCAGTGGTAGATCGCCGATTGTGGAATGTCGTCGTCGTCTTCGTCGCGGCAGTGGGAGCAGAAGCACGTGCCCACGGTGGTCGGCGTCCCGCAGTGCCAGCACGGTTCGACTTGCTGTGGCTGGTATCCCTCCGGGTTGCCGGGTGCCTCGCCGTCTTCCGGGTGGCAGCCGTCGAAGTGTTCGTCGGGGTGCTGCTCGGTGCGGTGGGCGCGGTAATCGTCGACAAGCTGGCGGCCGCGTGGTGTAGGGATGACGCCGCAGGTCTCGTCGGTCAGCGGCCGGTGGCGCAGCTCGGGGAAGAGCTCCGCGGTGAGGTCCTGGATGTCCGCGACGGCTTCGTGCTGGCGTGCGCGCTTGGCTTCGTCGATCGGGTCGTCGACGAGCATCCGCGCGAGCTGTCCGGACTGGTCGCCCTCGAGTACGAGGACGGCTTCGTGTCCGTGGACGCCCGTGAGCGGGATCATTGTGCAGCCGGTGCGCCTGGTGGTGATCTCAGCCCAGCGGTAGGTCTCTTCGGCTTCGCGCCATTGTTCGGTGAGCAGCTCGTGTGCCTGGGTCTGGGTGTAGCCGGCGTGCAGTGCCTTGACGGCGCCGCGCGCCAGCAGGGCGAGCGCGTCGATGGCCTGTGCGCGGCTGACGATCGGTTCGCCGCTGTCGGTCTTGCGCATGCCTGCCAGGTGCGTGATGACCTGGTTGAGTGCGTTGGCTTCGCTGATGTTGAGGGTCATCGCTTGGCTTTCCGGGCTTGGCGTTGGGCGCGCCACGTGGCTCGCATGGCGTCGACGCAGGGTTGGCAGGGATATTGGCGGTGGCGTTTGTGGCTTTCGTAGCCGGCGCGGGTGCCGTGCTGGATGGTGCGGCGGGGTTTGCCGGCGGTTCGCTGGCGCCGGTATGCGGCGTTTGCTTCCCGGCACGGGTTGCAGGGTGTTTCGTGGTTGCGTAGGTGTCGGTTGTAGCCGGAGCGGGTGCCGCAGGCGGCGACGCGGCGGCTCACGGTTCGCTCCGTTCGCGCGCGGCGCGGGCGAGCTTGTACGGGTGGTCTTCGGGTAGCGAGTCGACGGGCGGCACGCTGCCGATGGGGCGTGCCCACGGGTCGGCGTTCGGGTCGACGGGTGGGGTGGTGTCGGTCAGGCCGATGTGGGCGCCGTCGAGCACGACCAGCAGTTCGAGGGCGTAGACGTCGGGTGAGTTGTGGCCTTCCCGGCGTAGCGCGTTGGCCAGGACGTGTTTGGCGTCTTCGCGCACGTCGCGCGGCGGGCGGGCGGTCATGATGATTCCGCGGGTTCGGTCGGGTCGACGAGGGCGAGTAGCTGCTCGAAGTCGGCGATGCGGGCGCGGTACCACTCGGCGGGGTGCGGGAGGGAGCAGCCGAACCCTGCCGCGTTGTCTTCCCAGACGCCGAGGGTGTTGCGGATGAGTTCGATGGACTCGGGGCTCATGCGGACGCGTTCGGGCGCGGTCCGCGGCTCGCTGCGCGCAGCCGCGCCGTTGAGGACAGCCTGGATGGTGCCGTCGGCCCATTGGGCGGGTCGCCAGACGGCGGTTTCGAGGCCGCATGCGGTCAGGACGGTGAGCCAGATCTTCTGGCCGGCGCGCAGTGAGCCGCGGGCGGTCTTCAGTTCGACGAAAAGCACGCGGCGCTTGGCTCGGTGGGCGAGGACGAGGTCTGGCCAGCCGGCGTCTGAGCCGCGCGAGTCGCGGGTGTGGTACATCGCCCAGCCGGTGGTCAGGGCGAGCTGGCGGATGTTCTCCAGCAGCTCGTCCTCGTCCATGGCGAGTGTGACGCGTCGGCGGTAGTCGGCGGCTTTCATGGCTGGGCCTCGTCGACGTGCGGTTCCGGCTCGGTCGCGGCGTTGAGCTCGGCGGCCAGGCGGTCGCGCTGGTGGTCGAGGTAGGCCCGCCAGCCTTCGTCGTAGGGCTTGGGGATCTCGCCGATCTGCATGCCGCCGAGGATGAACGAGACGGTGTCGGTGCCGGTCTCGGTGCGGGCTTGCATGCTGAGCTTGTCGCAGGCTTCGTGGTCGCCGCGCTCGTATGCCTCGTGGGACTGGCCGAGTAGCTCGAGGGCGCGCACGGTCCTGAAAAGCTGGCTTCGCTCGTCGGTGTCAGTGGCCTGTGTCATCATGCGGCGCTTTCTGCGAGGGGCTGGAGGGTGAGCCGCGTACCGCGCTTGAGGCAAGCGGCTTTCGCCGGCGCCGTGTGGTCGAGCGGTGTGCCGCGGTCGTGCAGGTGCAGGTGCGCGTTCTTGGCGAACCTGAGGCCGTGGGCGCGGATCGCGTCGGTGGCTAGGGACTGGAGCGGCAGCTCGGGCCGGTATGGGATCTCGAGGCCGCGGCCGTTGTAGGCGACCGTGACGATGCGCATCAGTCAGTCGCCCCCCCCCGGGTTCGGATAGTGCGCTTGTGGCGTTCGTAGGCGCGTTTGACCGCGTCGTTGGTGATGCCGAGTCCGCTGGCGAGCGGTAGGACGTGTCGCTCGGTGCCGTCGGGCAGCTGCCCGACGGCGTAGCGCACGTCGGCGAGCGTGACCGGGGTGAGCCGGCCTTCCTGGACGCGCTCGACCGCGACGAGATCGACCGGGCCTGAGGGGGTGTCGACGGTCAGGCCGTCTGATTCGATCTCGGGCTGGTATCCCCATGGCTTGCGGCGCTCGTAGACGGGCTGGGAGATGCGCAGGGCGTGCGCTCCGGTGGCCATCAGCGGGGCTCTTCTTCGCCGAATGCGCGGTCGAAGTCTTCTTCGATCTCGATCGGGAGGGTGTCGCGGCCGGTGCGGTTCTCCCAGGCGCGGCGCATCAGCAGCCGCGCGGTCTTCGCGTCCTTCTGGAGCAGGGCTTCGGCGCGGCGCAGCCGGATCTTGGGGATGAGGATGCCGGTGTCGGTCTTGGTGGTGATCTCGACGCAGTCGACGAGCGAGATGATCACGCGCAGGCTGGTGGGGTCGCGGGTCAGGTCCAGGGCGAGGGCGCCGAGGCCGTTGGCGTCGCCGCCGGGTAGCGACGGGGAGAGTTTCACGAAGTCGCTCATCGTTCGGGTCCTTGGGGGTCGGGCTGGGGGTCTTGGCGGGTCCAGATGTCGGCGGCGCGCAGGGTGATCTCGCGGCTGGTGGGGTTGGGGTTTCCGTCGGCGTCGAGGTCGGCGCGGGCTTCGGTCAGCAGGGGGTCGAGGTCGCCGAGGGGGATGCGGCGCAGGACGGCTTGGGCGTGGTCGTAGGCGGGGTCTGGGGCTGCGGCCGGCGTCGGCGGGTCGGCGCGTGCCTTGGCCGTGGTGGCGGGTTGGGGGCGTGGTGCGGGGTGGTGTGCTGCTGCGGCGGCTGCGCCTTCGGCGATGCAGCGGCGGCACGGGTGCGGCTCGTGGTGGAGGGCGCAGACGGGTGGTGAGTCCCTCGGGACTGGTGCGTGGTCTTGGGGTGGCGGCGCCGCGCCCCCGCTTAGCGGGGCGGCGCCACCCCCATCCCCTTTTAAGGGGGGATGGGATGGGGAACGCGAACTCACGCCGTGACTCACGCTGTGAGTCACGCGTGACTGTGGGGGTGACTCACTCTGTGACACAGGGTTCGGAGACTGCCGCCTTCTCGAGCGCGCCCGGGCCTGCCGTTCAGCGACGGCGGCTCGCTGGGCCTTGATGCGCTCAGCCGACCAGTTCTTATGCCTGCCCAGGTAGTCCGGCATCGTGTACCCCCCGTCAGCGGGCAACCACAGGCCAGACGCCAGCAAGCGCTCGATCCACTCGCGTGTGCCGAAGTGAGCCGCAATCTCCGCCGGGACGAATCCGTCCGTGAGATGCTCCGCCACCCAGTCGCCACACCGCGCATAGAGACCGAACGCCGCTGTTCCGGCCTGGATCACCCTCAGCTCGGAGTGAAACGTGTCGTCCATCTGGAAGAAGGGCATCGCTCAGGCCGCCGGCCGGTCGGTCCAGACCGGGCAGGAGGCTGAGTGCCATTCACGCACCGCTAAGCCGTACGCGGCGCTGTCGTCTGCTTCGAGTGCGCACTGCCACCACGGGCTGCAGTCGACGCACTCTGTGATCTTCACGTCCGGCTCGGCCGGATACGTGTACGAGGGCATCGGCTCGTCTGCGCTGGTGGTTGCCGCAGCGGTGTCCCGCTGTTCTGGGCCATCCTCCGGAGTCATGTTCGGCTCCTTCTAGTAGTCGTCGAAAAGGTGCTGTGGTGGTTCTGGAAACCCGCGGACGCGGCCAGGGGGAAGCCCATCGGGGGCCGGCCGCGTCCGCGGGCGTCTTAGGCGCGCGTTGCGGCGCGGGAGGGGGTCTGCTTCGGCCACGGGACGGCCAGCTCGTCGACGCTGACGCCGTCGCGAAGCGCGATCATCGCCTCGGCCGCGCGCAGATGGGCGCGCAGCCGCTGGTTCGTCTCGCGCAGCGCTTCTTCGACCGTCGGCACGTCGGTGCGGCCACGAGGTGGCGCAGGCGCGTCGACGGCGGCACCGGCGCCGGGCGCCGGGCCCTGTGCCCGTTCCTTCTCCATCAGGGCGATGGTCCGGTCGCGCGCGGCGACGTCGCGCTGCAGTGAAGCGATCAGTGCCTTGTCGCTGACCGCGATTCCGGACGGCGCGGCTGGAGCGAGCGGCGGCTCTTCGCGGCGCCGGATCCCGCGCAGGCCGCGCATCAGGGCGCCGCCTTCGGGCGTACCGGGCGCACGATGATGCCTGTGCACCGGCCGGCGGCCACCAGCTCGAGCGCTTCCGGGCCGTTCTCTTCCTCGAACAGGGTCCAGGTCAGGTGAACGTCCTGCTGATCGAAGTTGGCGTCGCGGAACTGCTTAGCGCCGGCCTCGAGTGCCGCGCCCTGCGTGAGGTAGAGCTCGGGCACGCCGGGGTTCTCATGGCCGTCGTCCAGCCACCACCACACCGCCGGTCGACCGCTCTGGGTCGGGTCGGCGCTGGCGGCCTTCGCCCACGCGTCGAAGTCGACGCCGGGCATCGCGCCGTTCTCCGACAGGGCGGTCGCTGCGGCGTTGGCCAGCAGGCCGCGTGCGATCGCCTCGAGCAGTGCTTCGATCGCCTCGTCGCTGCCGGCCTTGAGGTCGGGCAAGCGGGCCAGGCGCTTCTCAGCCTCGGCGTAGTTCTGCGGTCCGGTGGCCATCAGGCACCGTCCGCGGCGGCTTCGGCCGCCAGGCGCTCGTGCGGTTGGGTGAGGTCCACGTCTAGTTCGTCGACCTCGTCCTCGTCGTCCTCATCGAGGGCGGTCTCGGTGGCGTTGGCGCCTTCGGCCCACTCGATCCAGTCGGCGAACCGGTCCTCGGCCGCCGAGAGGGCCTTGTGCAGCGCGGTGGTCTCGCCGAGTCGCAGCAACTGGTGCACGTCCTCGTTGCTCGCGATCGGCCGGACGGCCTGGAGAAGGTCGCGGATCGTGAGCGCGTCGACGCGGGATTCCTCGTCCTCTGCGGCCAGCTGTTCTTCGTCGTCGTCGACGTCCTTGGACTTGAGGCGGTCGAGGCCGCGTGCGTACTCGTGTGCCAGCTCGCCGCCCTTGACCAGGGCGATCAGCGCGCCGAGGAAGCCGCCGACGACGAACAGGACGAGGGCCGAGAGCGGCCAGAGGAAGGCCGTGGCGATATGCATCAGGAGTCTGCTTTCGTTTCGTTGGTGTCAGGGGTCGTGGTCCGGGTCCAGCCCATGCGCTCGTAGTGCGCAGTGACCTCGGCGACCGTCTTGGCGGCGAAGCCGGTGCTGCCGACATAGCGCGCGCCGAGCGCGGGGTCGCCGTCGAAGCGCTGCGCGATGACGTTGCCGCCCTCGGTGGCGGTCAGCCGCAGGTGCTTGCCGTCGCGTGCCAGTTCCATCAGGCGCTCGCGGTGGTCTGGTGCTGGTCGCAGCCCGGGTAGGTCGGGTGCACGTCAGGCCCCCCCCGGCGCGAAACCGCGAGCGCGCAGCGGCTGCGCGGCGTGCCGGCGGCGGTGGTGCGGCCGGCCAGGTGCGTGCAGTCGCCGCACGTCGTTCCGGCGGACAGGGGCCGCTTGGTGGCCGGGTGCTGCCCGGCCTCGAGGGCGATGCGGATGTGCCCGGCCGGAGGGAAGACCGGCGCGGCCGCGGTGAGGGTGGTCTGCAAGGGGGATCACGCTCCGGGATCTCGCTGCGGGAAACAGGGGGCGTAGGTCTGGCGGGATTCGAACCCGCGACTTGCTCCTTATGAGGGAGCTGCTCTGCCGTTGAGCTACAGACCCTGGGTGGTCGGCGCGTGCAGGGCGGGCACGCGCCGACCGGGGCGGCCGGTCCCCGCTCGCTGGGGGGTGGCGG